GTTAAAAACCGGCCCGGCGGTTCCGGGATAGGATAGGAGGACTGGAAATGCAGAATCAAAAAAACATGCGGGCAATCGAGGATATTAATTGCGCCAGCATCAAGGCCGAGGCGCGAAAATTGGGATTGAAAAAACTGGAGCTTTTGGGGAAATACTGGCACCCCGAACACCCCGACAGCAACGATTTTGCAATCGAGATTTACCAGTTTCCGGGCGGCGCGAAGGTGGCGGCGACGAACGGCGATCCGATTTGGGAAGAGCAAGATTTGCAAGTTTGGGGCGATTTGATGGAGCAATACGGGATCGAGACCAGAGATGTTAAACACCCCGTTCTATACGTTGAGCATTTACCCATATCGGACGGAGATCCCAAATACGAAGTCATAGCCCCGGACGGCTATCATTTCAGCGAGCAGGTGCATAGTCTGCTGTGCTTTTCGCGGCAGGACGTTTTGGACCGGGTTGCATGGAATGACCTTGAACCATGTACCGAAAAATGTGGATGAGATTATCCTCACAGGTAGATTTTGATAAACGCGCCAGACGTTTTTCTGGCACACCAAAAGGAGACAGTAAAATGAGCAGCAACAAAAACAGCAAGTCCGCGAAGTCCGAAGTCAACGCAACCAACACCAACAAGGAAGAAACCATGAAGAACGAGAAAAACGAAAAGAACGAAGCCAAGTACGCCACCGACCCGATCGCCATTGCCAAGCAGAACCTGGAAACCGCCCGTGCGGCATTCAAAGCCCTGCGTGGCGTCAAGGCGCCGAAGAGCCCGGAAGTGGTTGAGCGCCAGAAACGCATCAAGGAACTCCGGCAGGAGAATAAGGATTGGTTCGCCCAAATCAAGAGGAATAAGGCAATTGCCAAGTCCCTCCAGCAGGAAAACAAAGCCCTGCGCAAAGCGGCCTCAACTCCGGAAGCCTTGCGTCAGGCTAAGATCGCCGTCCTGAAGGCGGAGCTAGCCTATCAGGAAGCTTGCCTGGGTTAATTCACACAAGCCGACCGGACGGCTTTAATCGCCGAGTGCGAATCCGGTTTTTCAACAACCAACACCAAAAGGAAAACACAGTGACCAAAAAGGAAATTCATAAAAAGTATTTAGCCCATGAAAAACACCTCCATGCCCTTGCGTGGCGGTGTTCCCTCCGTAACGGCCACAGAACTGAGGAGGAATGCTATCAGCAAGCGTGCTTCCTCTTTATGCAGGCTTGTCAATCCTACCGTGAAGATAAAGGTGCTTTCCCTTCCTACATCCAGATGATAGTATGGCAGGGACTTGTTCGGTGGAGCTTGAAGAACGATACACCGCCGGATCCAGACACAATTCCCGAAAGCGTATTTACTGCTCCAAAATACCTACGCCCCGACCGGGCGTTGATGTTTAAGGACTGGCTGGATAATTTGACTGATGAGTGCAAGGAAGTAGCAATGATAATCCTTAACGATCCTACGGAGGTATTGGACTTGATCCCGGGAACAGGAACGGTAGGGCTGCTTGGCAAGTTGAAGAAGCATTTGAAAAACAAGGGCTGGAGTTATCCGAAGATTTGGGAAACAATTCGGATGATGAAGATGGAGGTAGAGTCATTATGAGCAACAATATCGATAATGTTGAAGAGCGAATTGCCCGCGGTCCCAGAAGTGAGCTCTTTGGTGAAGAGGAAAGACTTCAGCGCGCAAAAAATCGTATACAGAACCCCGAAGTTATTGCTGCTAAACAACGGGAAATGAAACTGCTCAAACGCAGAATCCAGCGCCGAGGCCGGGAACAGGCTTTACGGGATCTCGGCTTGGTAAAAGTCCGTGGGGCGGTAAGTGGTAAAATCTATTGGGAGTAAAGTATGTTATCCGAATTCATAATTGTATGCTTAACAGTATTTCATGAGGGCTCCATTTGTGATGAAGCCGAAATGAGAGCTATTGCCCGCACCATCCAAGTCCGGGCAAAGGACCAAGGCAAGTCCTATAAAGAAATCTGCCTTGCCCCAAACCAATACTCCTGCTGGAATGGTAAAAACAAGTTAAAGATATTGGAGCTTCATACCAGTGGCAAACTACTTCAAACAGCTGCGTGGCGTAGAACGGTAAAAATTGTTAGGGAAATGTTTGATGACCAATTGGATTGCATGGCAGCATGGAATCATTATTACAATCCAAAACACTGTAATCCAACGTGGGCATGGGCGTTAAAGGAAACAAAGCAACTTCGTTATCATATATTCGGAAGGTTAGAAAGTTAGTGATTGATAAAAATATAAAGCTAAAAGCAACTCACGAAAAGGAGTTTCTAAACATTTTCAATGTTCCCTTGTCCAGATTTATGCACCCCATATTTGGATTTGATATTATTCAGTTTGACACCTATATTAGAACCCCGGATGGGACCTCCACCAAGGAATGGGCAAAGAAAAGATATGGAGTGGAAAGCGTGGGGCTACTTTACAAGCTTATGGGAAGTAAAAGAAGGAAATGAAAAAGGTTAAACTTATAAATCGGGAGTTGTTTATCCAATTTACCTATGACCCCAAAGTGGTAGATTGTATGCGCCGACTTCCTCCTGGCCGAAAGTGGGTAAAGGAATTTCGGGCATGGACGTGCCCACCGTCAGTAGATGCTATATGCTCGTTACGGGAATGGGGTTTTGATTTAGATGACAGCGTTCTCAAATGGGAAAAGGAATTCCTATCACCATCCACCGAGAAGGAGCAAATCAAACCTATTCTTTCTGAAGACATAGGAATGAAAAAGAAGTTACGACCATTCCAAGAATACGGCGTTGGCTTTATCCAGTCCCGCGGTGGGAAAGTTTTACTTGCCGATGAAATGGGGCTTGGCAAAACAATTCAATCCTTGGCGTGGCTTCAGCATAATCCAAAAGCCCGGCCAGCTCTTGTTATCTGCCCGGCGTCTGTTAAAGGCGTTTGGGAAAGGGAATGCCAGGAAAGTACAAATCTAACTACCCATATTATCAACGGATGGAAGCCCTATTCCCTCCCACAAGCCGACCTCTATATCATCAACTACGATATTGTGGAAGCATGGACAGAAAGCCTAAAAGCATTCCAAACCATATTTCTAGATGAGTGCCATCGAATTAAAAACCGGAAAGCAATAAGAACAAAAGCCGTCACCTCCTTGTGCAATAAATATGCTAAACACATTCTAGCTTTATCCGGTACGCCTATTGTCAATCGGCCTATTGAATTTTATTCCACCCTCCAATTGCTATCAGATAGATTTGGAAAATTTTGGGACTTTGCTCAACGTTATTGTGGAGCGAAGCACAACGGATTTGGCTGGGACCTAACTGGAGCATCCAACACAGAGGAGCTTAATAGAATACTTACCTCCTCTATAATGATTCGTAGATTGAAAAAGGATGTCTTGGTTGAGCTGCCTGATAAGGTACAGGAAACAATTCCCTTGGATGTAGACCTATCCTATTATCAATATGCCATGCGTGAAGCAAAGATAGCGTGGCAAAACAATAAAACAGAATCCCATATCCAGGACATCACACAAATTGCTAAACTTCGCCAAGCAGCCGTGGATTGTAAATTTGATAGTTGCTGTGAATGGATTGATGATTTTCTAGAGAATGAAAATAGCAAACTTGTTATTTACTGCATCCACCACAAAACCTCCGACCGCCTGAAAGAAAGGTACGGAAAGCATTGTGTAATCTATGACGGAAGGGTGCCCCAAAAGAATAGGGATCAAATTGTACGGGATTTTCAAACCAATCCAAAGATAAGATTATTTATTGGAAATATTCAAGCCGCTGGTGTAGGAATAACCCTACACGCAGCAAGCAATGTTTTCTTTATAGAGCTGCCTTGGACGCCGGGAGAATTAGATCAAGCAGAAGATCGTTGCCATAGAATAGGACAAAAAGATTCAGTTAATATATATTATGCCATTACGAAAGGAACGCTAGAGGAAGATATGATGGAAATCATCCAAGAAAAAAGAAAAATTCTTGGACAGGTATTGGATGGCAAACCACCAGAAGGAAAAGAGGTAAGCATATTCAACGAAGTGGTAAAACGTATAAGGAGAAAGAATGGCTAATTATCAAGGGAGACCGGAAACAAAAAGAAGTGAGGACTGCACCTGGGCAATAAATGGATTCTCAAGGAGGATCAAAAACCGATACATCGGCTGGTGCCACGCGAATGGAACTTCTGCCCGCTGCCATATAGAATATCTTATTCTAAAAGCTATGCGTGAAGCTGGGGTAGATATTCCTGAAATGAAAAAGAAAGAGCTTGCATAATGCACAAAACAAAACAAACTGTTTCCAATAGCTTTAAAAAGGCAAAACGGATTTTTATCAAACCAAAAACAAAATCCTTGAAAGATAAAATACTAAAAAAGGTTCACAAAGGAGACCATAAGCCTCATCGTACCATATTCTATGATGATGTAGATTTTTCAGGGTGGTGGATAAAATCCTTGGACAAAGGAACAGTAGCCTGTTTACGAAGAGGCCGGTCTACTATCAAGCAAGATAAAACCTATCATCTGGAATTTGAGAAACCAAATATTACCGGAGCAAAAAACTGGACGATTTCGGAACTGCATAACTATGCCAAGATTTGCAGAACCCGGGAAGAGCTATAAAGCTATAAACGTAATGGCTATGAAGCAAATTATTGATATTGAAAATCTGCTACTGGATAATGGGATTGATTTTCGACTATCAGAAAATGGATGGCTCAACACCTACTGTCCTTTCTGTTACAAGGGGGACGGCAAGATGGGGCTTGGCATCCATACGCAGACTAATGCTACGAGCTGTTTCCGGTGTGGCAAAATGAGCTTAAAAACAGCTGTTTTAAAAATCCTGGGCAAAAACGCTGTAGAATGGCCGACAACGGCTTTAAAATATGGGGGCTATAAAAGGGCTAGGGACAGGGACGATCGGCCGTTTAAGAGCCATTTAAACGCGTTTTTAAGCGTAGTTTTGCCCTATGGAACGGCTGAACTGGCCAGAATCCATAAAAACTACCTCAAAAACCGGAATTTTGACCCAAAACAGCTTGTAAAGGAATGGGGCTTGCAAGGCACAGGAAATCTCGGAGATTTTAAGCACAGGATTATCATTCCTATTTATCAAGAGGGACGGCTAGTCAATTTCACAGGCAGGGACATCACAGGTATATCCAAGGAGCGTTATAAATCCTGCCCAAACGAAAAAGCCATCTTGCCAATCAAATCCTGTCTTTACGGATTGGATGATATTGAAAATAATTCTGTAATTATAACAGAAGGACCAACCAAAGTATGGCGTCTTGGAAAAGGAAATGCTGTAGCTACCTTTGGGACAGCAGTTACGAATGAACAGATTCTACTATTATCAAAATTTAAACGTAGAATAATTTTATTTGACAGGGATGATGCTGGAATTAAAGCAGCAAATAATCTCGCTCAACAATTAAGTCCCTTAAATGGGGAGACAGTAAAAATAACCTGCAATATTATTGACATAGGGAACCTATCACAGCAAACGGCGAAGGACCTCGTAAAGAAACTTTTAAAATAAAACTTTAACTTTTTAAAGACATTTTATATTTTATTAATTGGACTGGCGGCAGGTTTGGATTGTAGTCTTATACAATCCACCGGACATTCCTTCCGTGGTGGCCTGACCGCCGGTCCATAATCTAATGAGGTAAAATGGAAAACTCCAAAGAATATGATTATGACAGACAACAAGAACCGGCTATATTTTCAAAAGCACTATCGGACCTAATCCTCACCCAACAAAATCCGGCGGAGCTCATAGCCTTGTATTGGTTTTACTACTACACCGCCAAATGGCAGCAGACGAATCAACCTAAAGCAACCAACAGCTATGCCGCTAAAGGACTTCGCTGGAGTTCTGCTAGAGTTGGTAAGATTGCAAAACAGTTGGAAGTCCTTGGACTGATAAAAAGACATGTCCATTGGGACAAAGAAACAAAAAAGATATCCGGTCACTATATTCAAGTCAATTTTGTTTGGACAAAGCAATGCTTAAGGAAAGCAATACTCAAGGAAAGCAATATCCTTGCTTTCCATAGGACAAATGCTTTAAGTAATAATAATCTAAATGCTTTAAGTAATAATAATAAAAAAGGAAATTTTTTTATTGATAATAAAACATCCAGCAAAAAAGAAGTATTTGACCCAACAGATCTCCCAATTAAACTAGCCAACAATCCAGCCATCCAAAAAGCTTGGAATGAGTTTGTTCAGCATCGTAATGAAAATAAAAGGAAGCTCACCCCACTTGCTTGCAAAAAACTTATTAAAAAGCTTTTATCATTTAATGAGCAAGAAATTGTAGAGGCAATCAATCGTTCTATTGAAAATAGCTGGACAGGTATTTTCTTTAGCTCCACTTCCATGACGTATGCTGGAAAACCGGGGAAGGTCACACACAATAAATCTTTCCTTTCAAAGGAAGCAAAGGATATTGCCAACCTATGTGCCAATTTAAATATAGAAGCCGGCTCTGTTCAAATGGAAAACTATTATTTGCAATTAAAAAGGTATTGGAACACTTTGCAGGAAAAGAACGAAAAGATAGTTACCCATCTTGGATGGAGCTTGTTTTACCGGCGTTGGATTGAATATTTGGAAAGAAAGCAAGACTCATTTCCTGTAAGGGGTTTTTATGATTTGGAAATAGGCCGGGCGCGGTGGAACGAGTTTATTCGGGAATGTGAGGTATGGACAGGATATAATTTTACAACAGGCAGGAGACGGGATTGAAAATAAAAATTAAGAAACAGGTTGTAGATGGATCTGTTGAGCGAAAGTTTCTCATAGGCATCATCATGTCCGATAGGTTTATTAAGGAGTCATCTTCCTTTTATGATGCCTCTTTAATGGAATCAAAAGCTATATTGAAAATAGCCGACTGGTGTTTTACTTATTTTCAGCGGTATAACAAAGCCCCTGGAAAACACATAAAGGATATTTTTGAAGCATGGGAAGATAAGCTAGACAAAAGCGAAAGGGAATTGATAAAGGGATTGCTCGTTGGCGTGTCCAATGAATATGAACGTGCAGACAAGTTAAATGTTGAATACTTACTAGACATAACAGAGAAGCATTTCCGTCAGCTATCTATTAAAAAACTTGCTTCACAAGTTAAAGGCTTGGCAGCAGAAGAGCAAGTGGAAGAGGCAGAGGCTTTAATTTCTGCTTATAAAAGAGTAGGTCGTCCATCCAGCTTGGGGACGAATCCTTTTGGTAACGCTGATTTAATACGAACAGCATTTGAAGAAGTAGAAACACCTTTATTTACCTTTCCTGGCAGACTTGGCAGAATGTTTAATCCTATTCTAACCCGTAATCAATTTGTTGCTTTAATGGGCCCTGAAAAAAGAGGCAAGACTTGGTGGTTGAATGAATTTGCAGTTAGGGCGGCGAAGGCAAGATGCAATGTCGCTTTATTTCAAATTGGGGATATGAGCGAAGGACAGGTTACTGTTCGACTTTGTGTTAGAATAGCGGGTAAAAGTAATCTTCCGTATTATACTGGAGTGAAAATCCTGGAGCCTATTCCGGACTGTTTATTAAATCAGAATGGAAGATGCAAAAGGAAAAAATGTAAAGGCATAGTAGAGGAATTTGATCCTGAGCATATTCGGGAATACTTTGAAAAAGGGATTCACCATAAGCCTTGTATTGAGTGCATGGACGAAAGGTTTTTTAAAGGGTCGTTTTGGTATAGGCACAGGATTATTGATAAACCATTAACATGGCGTGAGGCTTTTAAAATCGGAAACAAGTTTCTCGGCCGTATAAGGGGTAGGGATTTTAAACTATCTGTCCATCCCTCCGACCAACTCACAGTTACAGGATTGAAAAATATTTTAGATAATTGGGAAGCCTTTGAAGATTTTATTCCCGATGTTATTATCATAGACTATGCGGATAACCTTGCACCGGATGAACGGAAGGAGGAATATAGACATCAGCAAAATAGAACTTGGAAGATGCTGCGCGGTTTGAGCCAAGAGCGGCATTGTCTTGTTATAACAGCGACACAAGCAAACGCGGCCAGTTATAAACAAGCCTCTTTAGGAATGGAAAACTATTCGGAGGATAAAAGGAAGTATGCCCATGTAACAGGAATGTTTGGACTAAACCAAACTCCTAATGAAAAACGTCAGGGGATAATGCGAATCAATACCATTGTATTGAGGGAAGGGGAATTTAACGTAGAGGATGAAGTGCAGGTTGCTCAATGTTTACAATTAGGAAAACCATGTCTGTTTAGTTTCTAAGGAGGGATTATGTTTACAGTAAGAAAGAAGATGAAGTTTGAAATGGCTCACCGTTTAACGTCTGCCTATTCCGAATGTTGTGTAGGAACGATTCACGGACATAGCTATATTTTAGAATTGTTTTTTCAAAGGAAGACATTAAACAATGATGGAATGGTAATTGATTTTGGAGAAGTAAAGAATGTCGTCCAGCCTATCATTGATAGGTGGGATCATTCTCTTGTGCTTCATAATGAGGATCCAATAATAACAAGCGACTTTAAAAAGAGTCAGCAGAAACTTATTCAATGGGGAGTGAATCCCACCGCGGAAAATATGGCAAAATTTTTCTTTGAGAGAGTTAAAGAGTCGTTCCCTGAGTTATGCAAGGTGCGAGTCCATGAGACGGATACCGGATATGCAGAATATAAGGAGGATTGAAAATGTTGAAGGTAAATGAAATCTTTGTTTCTATTAGTGGGGAGGTGGGGAAGTTTCGGCAAGGAGAGTTTGTAATTTTTCTTCGGCTGGCGGGATGTAATTTGAGGTGCAAATGGTGTGATACTGCTTATGCCCAAACAACCCAAGGCTGCGAAGAAATTAAGGTAGAGGATTTGGTTCACAAGCTTAACTCCATGAAGCTCCGTAATCTTATCATCACCGGAGGGGAACCCCTGTGCCAACAGGAAGGATTGAAAAAATTAGTGGATGCTTTGTTCTTTGCAGAGCAATGTTGGAGTGTTCAAATAGAAACAAATGGTAGTTTAATGCCTCCCGACTTTTCGGAATGCTCCTCCTTTTGTTTTGTCTATGATTATAAACTCCCTTCATCCGGAATGGAAAGTGAGATGTTATATGATGGTTTTTTCTATTCCAGATCCTACAAGGATTGGGTAAAGTTTGTTATAGATGATGAGAATGATTACGAACAGGCAAAAAATAAAGCACATACATGGTTACTTGTAAATCCCTTTTTACATATAGCATTCTCTCCTACTCCAAATCTAAGTCCTAAAAAATTGGTAGAGTGGATGATGAGGGATTGCTTGACAAAAGTGGTGGTTAGTTTACAAATTCATAAGATAGGAGGGTTAAAATAAAATAATTGATAAAAGCCTTTAACTTTTTAGAGGCATTTTATATTTAATGGAGTAGCAAAACTTTGCAGTATTATCAACCAAAGGAGGACGTATGAAGAAGGTGAAGAAAAGCAAGGCAAGTGAAACAAGCGAAACGGAAACCACGGATTCAGCGGAAGCGACTGAAGTGAAAGTCAAGGGAAGCAAAGGTGATAAATCCGCCAAAGTGGAAAAGACAAAAACTACCCCGCTGCAAAGTCTGGCGGTTAACATCAACGAGGTGCTTGGTGTTGAACCGGCATTAGATGTGACTGCAAAAGACCTGGAAAGTCAGATTAAAGAAATCATGCCGGAAATTCAGCCCGAGGATAAGTTGAGTAAGGAATCGTTTGCTGCGCTGAAGGAGTTGGGTTGGAATAAAAAGACGAAGAAGTCCGAGAAGAAGTCCGAGAAGAAGTCCGAGAAGAAGTCCGAGAAGAAGTCCGAGAAGAAGTCCGGTCCGTCCAATAAAGAAATTGTTTATAAAGAATGGAAAAAAGGAAAAGGGAAAACGGATGCGGACGTTTTGTTGAAAACAACAAAGGCTCAAGTTCAGATAGGAACTGTTCGCTCCTGGCTGGGATCCTGGAAACAAGGAAAAAACCTTCCGGCATGTGCAAACAAAGAATAGCTTTTATTGGATGTTCCAAAAGAAAAAAGAACTTCCCTTGTATAGCGAAGGAGTTATATGAGGGGGTTCTTTTTAAAAAATCGTTAAGGTATTGTTTGGAGCATTTTGATAAGGTTTACATTTTATCTGCCAAATATGGTCTATTATGTTTGGAAGATAAAGTGACTTTTTATGATAAATCATTAAATTCTATGTCTTCTTTTGAAAGGAAAAAATGGAGCGTGATGGTAAAAAGTCAAATAAAAAGAAAAGGAGTAAAAGGAGAATTTTGGTTTTTTTGTGGAAAGAATTATTGTTCTTTTTTTAAAGGACAAAAGCCTTTTGAAAAAATGAGTCTTGGTTATCAATTAGCTTGGTTTAAAAAACATCAAAGGGGATTATTATAAATGCGATTCTCTCACTTTCCGGTGGAGTCGACTCTACCACTGTTTTAGCAAGGATGATGGATGAAAATTGGGAAGTAGAATGTTTTGGTTTCGATTATGGATCAAAACATTCTACTTACGAGCTTCCTGCCGCTAAAAGGATCGCCAGCTACTATGGAGTTCCATTCTCCATAATAGATTTGACGGAAATAGGCAGGCATCTATCTTCCAATTTGTTAAAATCGGGAGGACCTATTCCCGAAGGGCATTACAAAGCAGAAAATATGAAACTGACAGTAGTGCCATGCCGAAATATTATATTCCTTTCTATTCTAGCAGGGATAGCAGAATCAAAGAAAGCAGATATCATTGCTATCGGTATTCATCAAGGGGACCATGCCATCTATCCAGACTGCCGACTAGAATTCTTTCGGCAGATGGATAGAGCTATCCGATTAGGGACGGATGGAAAGGTGAGTCTATACGCTCCTTTTCTTTCCACCGATAAGACAGGTATTGTTAAATGGGGATTACAGCATGGTGTCCCTTATCGGTTGACGAGAACCTGTTACAAAGACCAGCCAGAACCTTGTGGAAAATGTGGGAGTTGCGTGGAAAGATTAGAAGCTTTTGAAAAAAATGGAGCTAAGGATAAAACCGATTAAAATGAAAAAAGAAAACAAAGTTTACTATTCTACTTCTGATTTTGAGGAAGGAGTGAAAATACTGACTGAACAAATCCGCCCCCGTCACGACCGTTTCACTTCTGTGTATGGCATTCCAAAAGGGGGCTGTCCGTTAGCAGTAGCATTGTCTAGGTCTTTAAGACTTCCATTATGGGAAGGTAGGGAGGACGGGCTGGACTCCAATACTTTGGTTGTGGATGACTTAATTGATTCCGGCAAGACATTAAAACCTTTTATTGAAACTGGATATACTACCGCCGTTCTTCACTGCAAAGAATGGGCAGAAGTGAAACCTACTTTTTGTGCTCATCCAAATTGCAGGGATTGGATTGTGTATTGGTGGGAAGGGACGGAGGAAAGAAGTATAGAGGATTCTGTTCTTCGTCAACTTCAGTTTATTGGGGAGGACTCTACAAGGGAAGGTTTAATCGAAACTCCTTTGCGGGTGGTTAAATCTTGGAAGGAGCTTTATTCAGGGTATGGTAAGAACCCTGCCGATATTTTGAAAGTGTTTAAAGAGGGGGCATGTGATGATATGGTGCTGTTGAAGGACATAGAATTCTATTCCACTTGTGAGCACCATCTCCTCCCGTTTTTCGGCAAAGCCCATATTGCTTATATCCCGAACGGTAAGGTAGTGGGTATAAGTAAATTAGCAAGACTATTGGAAATCTTTTCTCGACGAATGCAAATACAGGAAAGGATTGGACAGCAGGTAACCTGTGCACTAGATGAACTTTTATGTCCACTAGGATCGGCTTGTATTTTAGAAGCTCAGCATTTTTGCATGACCAGCAGAGGAATCCAAAAGCAAAATTCTATTATGGTCACAAGTAGCTTGACAGGAGTGTTTAGGAGTAATGCTTCTACACGAGCCGAATTTATGGGATTGATAAAATGAGAATTTATTTGGCAGGACATTCCGTAGATTTGGAAGTGGATAAAAAAATAACAAAGAGAAGGCTTGTTTCTTTCTTTCACATCATGCCGGGCGGATTGGGGTATAAAGTATGGAAAATAATAACCAAAACCAAGTAGACCTTTTTATTGATTCCGGAGCATTCAGTGCCTACACGCAGGGAGTCAATATAGATATACAAGACTACATCGCCTTTATCAAAAAATATAAAAAATATATCACAGTATATGCCAACTTGGATGTGATAGGTGATCCAGTAGGGACGTTAAAAAACCAAAAAATTATGGAGAAGGCAGGATTGAAGCCCTTGCCTTGTTTTCATTATGGGGAGCCCATAAAATTCTTATTGAAGTATATGGAAACCCATGACTACATAGCCTTTGGGGGTATGGTTCCTATTTCAACAAAGGAATTAGCAAAATGGCTGGATGACTTGTTTGCAAATTATATTTGCGACTCTTCTGGTATGCCAAAGGTCAAAGTCCATGGATTTGGATTAACCAGTCTGAAACTCATGCTTCGTTATCCTTGGTACTCCGTGGATTCTACTTCATGGGTGGTTACTGGCAGACTTGGAAATGTGTATGTTCCAAAACCATGGAGCCATGCCCTAGATGAAGTCTGGAAGGTTAACGTCAGCTCACGTTCCCCTTCTAAAAACGAGGCAGGAAAACATATATCCTCTTTTCCCCCGTCTCAGCAAAAACAAGTTTTGGAATACTTCGAAAAGAAGGGGTATGTGTTGGGCGAGTCTGAATTCAAAACTGTAAAACTTCCTTATGAATTGAAAAAGAATGAAAAGTGGATTGGTGCAAAGAAAGATATAAAGGACAATAAGCGGGAAGTGGAAGTTATAGTGGAAGCCGGGCTATGTAACGACTATCGGTTTCGAGATGAGTTGAATATCATTTACTTTTTGGATTTGGAAAAGGCGATGCCAAAATGGCCGTGGGCATTTAAGTTGTCCGGAGGGAAGCGAGTAGGGTTTGGGATATGAAGATTTATT